GCTCTGGTCGCGGCGTCGGTCGCGGGTTCCCCTCGGAGCTTGGCAACGCCATGGAGCATGACGTGCTCGTAGGCTGGTCGAATGGCAGCAACGATCTCGTGCTCGTTGACCTGCCGCCCGAAGAGATCGGCGTGCTTCGCCGGGTTGGCGCGCAGCCACCATACGCAAGCGGCGATGCCGCTTGCGATGGCAGCCGTGGTTGGCGAGCCCACGATGACCTCGTGCTCCGGCGGCACCAAGTCGGCCGCGCGGTAGATGCCGCGCATGGCCCGCCGAATGCGCTTGAGCTCGGCCTCGGTGTACTCGCCGGTCAGCAGCGCTTTCGCTATCCACTTGTCGCGCCAGCGGCCGAACTGCGCCTCATGCTCGGGGGTGAGCTTGTAGAGGGCCATGGTCTAGTCCTCGACCCGCCGCCAGCCCTGCGGCGTGTACTCACGCTGGCGCCGCACCTCGTACGTGCCGGCGTTGAACATGATCGCCTCATGTGTGTCGTGCGGACGCAGGTGATCGAGCTGGCTTGGGCCTGCCAGGCGCAGGTAGCAGACCATCGGGTCGCCGACCTCGAAGACCTCGATGCCGTGCGCGGTGCCAAACTGGTGATTGTGGCCAGTCTCCGAGTGCGCGACAACAACCGGGCCCTTGCCGAGCTTCTTCGGCTTGGCATCGGCTGGCAGCTTCTCCACCCTGCGAAACAACACGTCGCCCTGCGCTGCCTGATTCTCGAAAGTCTTCATCCGTTCTCCTTTGTGCAGAGTGAAATTCCGTGTGCGATGCCGGCCTGACGCGCGTTGTCGACGTCGCGCAGCCGCTTGGCCTCGGCGTCCGCGAGGTCGAGCGTCAGGCTCTTCACGTCGTAGCGAAGGCCGCCCAGCTCTTCGAGCAACACTCCGACACGCGTCTCCAGGTCGGCGCAGCGCTTGCGCAAGTGGACGACCTCGACGTCGGCAACAATGTGCAGTGGGTCGCGCAGAGCGATGGCACCGCTCACAGCCCCACCGTCGCCGCGCGCTCTTCGGCGGCCGCCAACAGCGCGTCGGTGCCTGCGTCGGTCGCCTGGTATCCACCGTCGACGGCGCGCACCCAGCCCTTCGAGATGCATCGAGCGAGGGTGTCGGCGCGGTCAGCGAACAGGCACGCGCGGCCAACGTCCATCCATGCGAGGCACGACAGGATGCGGCGGCTGTCGTCGTCCATCTAGCTCACCGCCTGGTCAACGTTGACCGTCGACGAGAAGGGAGCGCCTACGACACGTGCAATCGAACTGCCACAGAGGCAATCACGCTGCTCTAGCACCACGTCGCCCTCTTCAACGGCCGGCCAGTGCTGCACATTGCCGAGCGACTGCCACACGGCGCGGTTGAGCTTCATCGCCTCGTGCTGCTGGCTCGTGCACTTCACGACGCGGCCTCCAGCAACGCCAAGATCCGCTGCTCAATCGCGGCCAGCCCCGGCGTCGACCCGTACCGCTCGACGTGCTGGCGCAGCAGCCCGTGCGCGAGTCCCAGCTTGTAGCCGACCGTGAACGGCGTACCCAGGCCATTGCTCGCGTCGGCGGCCGCCTCGAACGCATCCCGCACGCGCTGCTCACTCGCGGACTGGCCCCGTGCCACCTTGACGCTGACGGTGATTTCCTTGTCGCCCATCATCCCCTCCTCGTTGCAGCACCCACCCTCACCCCGGCCTTCGCCTCGTCTTCGCTGGCGTCTCCCGACGCTGCTATCGACTCAGCTACTGATTTGCCTCACAGACTTGGCGGGTACGCCGCATCCGGGGAGCTGACTGTCTTGGGCTGTGCTGATAGAAAGACTATGTACCGTTGCGGTACGCACGTCAACCTGAAATCGTACCGATATGGGTCCGCCGTCGAGAAAAAAGCGATGTCGTACCCCGCTGGCAGACTTTTCACATGCGAACGAAACGGGTAGCGGTTGCGGCTCGGCCAGGGCTACTGGCGACGGTGATGGAGTGCGTAGGCGACGGGGTGGCCGTCGAGGACTTGACTAGCGGGACGAAGCTGCGCCACCAACTGCACAGGATGCAGCCGCTACTCGTCGTCGTGGACGAGAGGGCTGGCCGCACCTGGCGCGCGATCTCGGCGGTGCCGCGCATCCACCTCGTGCGCTCTCAGCCTCGGGTGATTGCCCTACTGGAGAAGATCGACCAGCGACGGGAAAGACTCGCCGCCATGGCTGGGTGCTACGACGCGGTGGACCTCAGCCGGTCTTCTTGGCCGGACGATCTGCGGGAGGCCGTTTGGCTTGCCGGTCAAGACGACGCTGCCGACCTGCCAGTGGTGACGACGGGGCAGGGGTAGGCGCAGGCGGTGGTGGTGGTGAGGCTTCTCGTCGTCCTCGTTGCTCTGCGGCAAAGACCTGCAGCGCCGTCAAGAACTCGACGGGGTCCTGTTCAAGTCGCGCGGCGATGCGACCCAGGTAGTCGATACGGAAGGCGCGATTCTCCTTCTCCTTGAGATAGCCAACCAGCTGCGATCGGCTCTTGGCATAGCCCATCCATCGGGCCAGCTCGGCCTCCTTGATGCCCTCTTTGGTCATCAAATGGCGAAGCCAGGAGCGGATCACGTCATCGAGCAGGGTGGGCCCAGGCACGTTCTCTAGCCTATCAAGCGGAGCCGTGTGCGACGGCGTTACCTCTGCGGTGCAGCTTTTCATTTGACTGCGGTACCGTTGCGGTACATAGTGCCGAGCATGAGCAACATGCCGCCGAATCCCCTGGCCGCCTACTTCGAGGGGCACGTCCTCGGCCGACGAGAGGCTCGTATCCAGCTGGCGAAGGCCCTTGGCTGTCACGAGGGCACGCTCCGCCTGATCGCCTCGTGGAAGCGCACGCTGTCGACGACGCTGGCAAGCCGCATCGAGATCGCCACGCAGGGGCTGGTGAACGCCGCTGAACTGGCGTTCCCGAAGTCCTCGCCAGTTCCCGTCCCCATCAAGGCCCCCGCTCGCAAGCGCGCCGCCTGATGTCTTCCCGCTCGTCGTCCAACCCCGTCGAGAGCTGAGGTCTTTGCGATGGCATCCATGCCTCGAACCATGCGCCAAGACTCACCGGGTAGTCACCGGGTTGAACTTTCCCGGTCCGCTTCCGGCCCCGAGCAACAGGGGTTTTCCTTCGCTGAAAAGGCCCAGGTCGACGCTACCAAGCGCGAGCTTCTGGCGATGTTTGTCGAGGCTGTGAAGCTGGTCAAAGAGCGTGGCGGTGTCTCTTGGCTCACGTCCAAGCTGGACTGCGCGCCGTCGTATGAGTCGAAGATCAACGGCGCGATCAACGGCGAGCAAGACCGCAAGGTGCAGCTCGATTGGTTCGCCCCGCTGCTCGACGACCCGAATGCGGCCGACTTCATTGCGGCGTGGATCTGCCAACGCACCAAGCATGAACCGCCCGTCAAGAAACGCGTGATCGAGGACAGCGCGATTGAGACCGCTGCGCGCGAGGTCATCGCCGAGATGAAGGACCACGACCAGCGCGACTTGATGCGGGCGCGCATTGCCAAGAAGGTCGGATGCCGGCCCGAGGACGTGAAGCTGTGATCTGTAGCTGTCAGATTGAGCGATTCTGGAAAAGGGTTTCCAGGTCAGCCGGGTGTTGGCTCTGGACCGGAGCCAGTGACGGTAGATACGGACAGGCCCACGTCAACAAAAAGCCCGTCAAGGCTCACAGGCTGTCTTGGATTCTATCATTTGGAGATATCCCGTCAGGCCTGCTCGTATTGCACCGCTGCGATAATCCGCCGTGTGTGAATCCAGCGCATTTGTTTCTTGGAACTAGCCAAGACAACTCGGACGACAAGCACGCCAAGGGGCGCAACAGGTCGGGCATCGGCGAGAAATGCCATACGGCGGTTCTTTGCGCTTCCTTGGTGGTTGAGATTCGCCGTCGACACCAACAGGGCGAGAGTCACGCGCGGCTCGCGCGCGAATTTGGGGTCTCGCCAAGCAGCATAGGCAGGGCCGCGACCCGTGAAACATGGAGGCACGTTCCATGAAAGCGGTAGCCAAGCTCGGGGCGCCGGTGCAGGCGTTCGTCGACGCAGAGGTCTATGCCGACGAGCCTGAGCGGAAGGGTCGGCGATGACGGCCGAGCGGATCGCCGAGTTGCGTCGCCTGGAAGCCGCGACGGTCAACTCGACATGGGACAACAAGCACAAGCCGCAGACGGTTGCTCGATACGTCGAGGCGATGCGCGTGGCCTTGCCCCAGGCGCTCGACGAGATCGTGCGTCTGCGGGCGGCGCTGAAGCCGTTGATCGTCGAGCCAGCCCAGATCTTCGACGGCGACAAGCCCCTCGACGAGTGGGTGTGCTGCCACTGTGGCACCTACGGCACCACGGCGACGAACATCGCGCATGATGCTGGCTGCGAGTACGTGGTGGGGCGCGCGCTGCTCGACGGTGGCGCATGACCCAAGAGCAGATGGCTCGCGCTCTCCGTCGGCTGGTCCGCCTCCAGCGCCGCGACCTCATCGCACGCCGCGCCAAGCCCTCGACGCTGACTGAGCGCGAGCGGCTGCTGTTGGTTTTCGCGTCTCGGCATAAAGCCAAGGCGTAGCAGTTCAACGGCGTGGCCCTGCGGGGTCGCGCAAGGAGTGTCCATGCCGCAACGCGACTTTTTAGACGTCGTCACCGACCTCGACGACGGCAAGGTCCACCAGAAGCTCACCGACGAGCTGGCGAAGATGATCGCCGCCGTCCAGGAGACCAGCCTCAGCGGCGCGATCACGCTGACGCTCAAGGCCAAGCCCAAGGGCCGCGAGGTCTACGTGGTCGCCGAGATCAAGGCGAAGGTCCCGAAGGAGGGGAACATGGCGACGCTGTTCTTCGTCGACAAGGGCGGCTCCCTTACCCGCGAGGACCCGGCGCAGTTGTCGCTGCGCACCGTGCCCGCCAAGCCCGAGAAGCTCCACCAGCTCAGCAAGGACAAGGAGTAGCCCATGCTCACCGAAGCCATCGAGAAGATCGTCGAGCTTGCTCACGCCGACACCCGCGACGCCACCGCCGAAACCTACGACCACATCAAAGTCGAGGACGGCGAGATTCCCGTTGTTCTCCAGCGCGGCCCGGACGGCTGCACCACCACGACGGTGTTCGAGCGCGCCCTGGTCATCGCCGAGGAACGCCGCGCCACCCCGCGCGCCCTGGTCGCTGTCCAGACGCTGACCGACGTCGACAGCTTCACCCGCTACGTCAACCGCTTCAAGAACGCCGATAGCGCGATCTTCGCCGACGCGGAGGCCGTGAAGCTGCGCGCCGTCCTCGACTTTCATGCACCGTCGAGCACGCCCGAAAACCAGCGGTGGGGCCGGCATCGCGCGCTCTACGCCTGCCCGCTCTCGGAGCCGTGGAAGCGTTGGACCGCGTTCGACGGCAAGCCGATGTCGCAAGACGAGTTCGCCGACTTCATCGACGCGAACATGGCCGACCTCACGTCGCCGACCGCAACCGACGTGGACGTGGCCCAGCCCGCCGCCGTCCTGGAGATGGCGCGCAATCTCCAGGTCCGCACCAAGGGCGCCTTCGAGCGGCAGGTCAATCAGACCACCGGCGAGAGCAACTTTCTTGCGCGCACCGAGAACGAGACCACCTCGACGAAGATCTACCGGGCCTTCGCGCTCAAGCTGCCGGTGTTCCGCAACGGTGAGCCGTGGCGCGTCGAGGCGCGCATCCGCTTCAAGCTCGCCGAGCAGAAGGCGACCTTCAGCTACCACCTCCACCAGCGGATCGAGACCATCGAGCACGCCTTTGCGGAGGTGTGCAAGGTCGTGGGCGACGCGACCAGCCTGCCGATCTTCGCTGCGCCGGTGAGCGCGTAGGCGATGGGCAAGACATCGGCAAGGGACCAAGTCCACGATCTGTACGGAAGCAACGAGCGGCGACGGGTGCAGGCCATCAAGGACGCGCGCACGATGGCGCGGCCCGTTTACTCGCCCTGGTCGCGCACAGGCATCGTCCGCGTGCGTACTGCCATCGGTCTGGCGGTGGTGCGAGCGGAACAGGCCGATAAGCGCGAGGCTCGCCGGGAGATTCGTGCACCTGGCAGCAAGCAGGCGGCGTATCGGCGCACGAGGGGACGTCGTCGCCGGGGCGTGCGCTGATGGAGGCGGGGGATAGCGCGGTCGACAAGGCAAAAGACGCGTACGGAAAAGCGACGCTCTATCGCACCGCGCCCAAGACGCCCGACGAGCGCGCCGACGATGCCGAGATGGAGCTGGCGCGCGCGCGGAGGCAGCATCGTGCCGCGCTGGCCGTGGTCATCGGCGCAGCGCTCGCACTTGTCTGCTCGGTCCTGGTGGGCGTTGGGGCGCAGCTCGACGACCTGGACGCCCGGCGGCGTGCTGCCGAGCAAGACGCGCGCGAGCTGGGGGCGCTCCTGCCCACCATGTCGCGGCTCAAGAGCCTGTGCACCGTCGAGCGCGAGCGCGCAGAAGAGCAGCGGGACATCTGCGCGGCAACTCTGCTCGGCGGCTATCACGTTCCCAGCCAGAGTCCCACTCGCCTCCATTTCCGCGACCGCGTCACCGGCGCGGATAGCATCGTCGAGTACAGGTGGGATGTCCCGACGGCAGCGTGGCGGCGATGAGCGGCATTCCGTTCGACTTCACGATCCTGGGCTTCCTGGAGTTGCTGATCGTCGCCGCGCTCGGCTCTCTTTTTCGTCTGGTGTGGTCATGACGTGTATGTGCCTGCGATATGCCCATACGCACACCGCAGCGACGGTGCAAGGGCAGACACCATGAGCCTGTGCTCTCGGTGTGGCCTGAAAAAGGCAGACGGTGTCTGTATCGGCATTGCGCAGGGTGTGTGCCTGCCGAAGCAGAAACGCCGACGGACTGAGGGCGTGCGGCCGGTCGTCGAGCCGTCATCGCCGGGCAACCTGGTGCGCGCGTTCGAGGTCGCCATGAAGAAGCTGCCGCCGACTGGACGCATGACCCAACGTCAGCGTCGGCGCGCACTGGCGAAGCGGAGCTACAAGTGAGCACCTGCACGCGCAAGATCGATTGCAGCTGCGAGCACTGCGCCGATGCCGGCCACGTCGAGACGTGCTGCGGCCAGCCAACGACGTGGGACCCGCTCTACGTCGGCGAGGCCTGCGGCGGACTCATGCTCCGTGGCGGTTGGGTCTGCGCCACATGCGGCACGGCCTACCTCTGCCGCGCGTCGCGAGTCGCTGACGAGGGATGGACATGGAGCAAGGGCAACATGTCGATCAACTGCGGTGGGTATCGCATCCGCCTCGACGGCGAGAAGGATGGCCGTGAGGCGTTCCTACGGCGGCTGATGGAGCTGCCAGCGCTGGAGGTTCGAGTGCTGGAGCTCGAGCGTGAGCTCGCAACGCTCAAGGCCACGCCATGAGCGACATCCACTACACCCCTGCCTGGGTGACGCAGCTCGCGCTCACCGCCGGCATCTTCGGCCGGCCACGCGTTGGCGAGGTGTGGCTTGAGCCATCTGCTGGCCGTGGCGCCATCCTGCGCGTGGTGCGCTCCGAGCATCCCGCGCTGACACTCCACGCCGTCGAGATCGAGGACCACCGCGAGGAGCTGCTGGTGTCGGCAAGCAGCGCCACCATCGGCAATTTTCTCGGGATGGAGCCATACGAGGTCTCGCTCGTCGTCGGCAATCCTCCCTTCTCGCGCGCTCTGGAGTTCATCCACCACTCGCTCAAGTTCGCGCCTCGCGTGGTCTTCCTCCTGCGTCTCGGTTTCCTCGAAAGCGCCGAGCGGGCCAGCTGGTTTCGTGTGTGCTGCCCTGACGTCGCAGTTATTCCCGACCGCATCAGCTTCGACGGTGAAGGCTCCGACAAGAGCGCCTATGCGTGGTTCACCTTCTATCGCGATGCCAACCGCAACCAAGGCACGCTGCGTATCCTGCCGACGGCGCCGCTCTCGATCCGCGAGCGTGGTGCGAAACGCCCACCACAGCCCTCCCTCTTCGGTGACTCGTGATCTGCGCCCGCTGCACCCAACTGCGCGCCCAGCTCCGCGAGCTGGAGACCCAGCGTGCCGCCGATGCTGGCTGCAAGAAGCTTCTGGAGGGCGAGATCCGCGAGAAACACAGTGAGGTGCTCAAGCTGCGCCTGGAGGGCGTGCGGATGCGTGAAGAGCTGGCCTTGCTCAAGGCCCACAACGCGCAGCTCAGCGCGGCTCAGGCTGCGCGGGATGCCATTGACGATCCACAGCTGACGCTGACCTCGCGCACTCGACGGCTGGAGGTCGACTGATGTGCTCTCGCTGCGAACGGATGGAGCGCCAACTCGCCGAGCTGGAACAGGAGCGGGATACTGCGCGCGCGGACCGCGATCTGGTGGTCACCGCCACGGCCAAGCCGCTGCTGGCGCCACCTGTCACAGCGGGGTGCTTTGCGTGTGGGCAACCCGTCGGGAACGATGTCGTGGTTGTCAACGGTGCCGAAGGCCGGATCTACTACCACCAGGGCTGCGCCGCCGATTTCGCGCGCGGGACGGCTCGCCTGCTTCGTGGGCGGCTCTGGTCGCTACAGGGTGAGAAGCGATGAGGCTGGTCATCTTCGGCGCCCCGAGGACAAAAAAGACGTCCCAGCGCATCCTGACTTTCGGCAAGTTCAAGAAGGTCGTGCCATCGGAGGCGTACCTCGCATGGCGCGACGCGGTGCTGCCTCAGCTTCGCGCACAGGCCATCGAGCTCGGCATCGCCAGGCCCGTCAACCTGTGCGCGTTCTTCTACCGCGACGCTCTGCGCGGCGACCTCATCGGCTACATCCAGGGCCTTGCCGACGTCCTGCAAGAGGCCGGCATTCTCGCCGACGACAAATGGATCGAAGGCCTCGACGGGTCGCGCCTGCTCAAGGATGCCGAGCATCCACGGGTGGAGTTCGAGATTGAGAGGCTCGAATGATGCTCGTGCCGCCAGATCAGAACGCCCGCGTCCTCGAGCGCGATCGCCACGCCTGCAGCATCTGCCACACCATCGAGGGTGAGCTCTTCGCCGACTACATCGTGCCTCTCCGCGACGGTGCCAACGCTGGCGTGTCGACGCGCGACCTCTACAGCGACAGCAATTGCATCACCTCGTGCAAGCCATGCCGCGACCGTCGGCATGGTGGGCCTCTCGACCCGGCAATCACGCTTCGTGTTCTTCAGGAAAGGCTTGGGCGATAGTGGCCGAGATTCGCAGTTGGTTCCCATTCTACCCAGCCGACTGGGTCACCAACGAGGACGTCGTTGACATGTCGCTGGCTGAACGCGGCGCATACCTGGAGCTGCTGTGCCACCAGTGGAGAAACGGAAGCATCCCCGACGACATGGAGCGGCTGCGCAAGATCGCACGCTGCACCGCAAAGGAGATGACACAGGTGTGGCCCAAGGTGTCGCCGATGTTTCCCCCAGCTGACGAGGATGGGCGGCTCGCCAATGGGCGAATGAGCAGGGAGCGCGTGAAAGCTGAGGCCATTTCGGTGAAGTCCTCAACCTCTGCCGAAAAGCGTTGGCGTGCTCACAAACCCGATGCCAACGCATTGCCCGTGCATAGCGAAGGCAATGCCACCAAAACTAATGAGGCACTAAGTAGGGGTATGGTTAGGTTAGGTACTGGTTCTGAAGCTTCTTCCGATCAGAGCGAACCTTCACCCACCACGCCCACGCACCAGGTAGAGCCACCAGACCAAAGCGGCATGGCGGTGGTGAAGATCTGGAATCGCATTCAGCTCGAGGGCGTTCCGCCAATGCACAACCCGCACGCCCTCCTTCCCGTCGCTGAAGCTTTATCGTCGGTGAGGACCGAGCTTTTGGACGCCTCAAAACCCTGTCCTGGCGACGCTGAAATTCTGCTTGGACTTGCTCGGCGGCTGTTGCCAATGGCGCGGGCTGGCCTGAACGTTTGGCAGCCGAAAACCATGGCGCGTTACGTCGGTGACGCGGTTTTGGTGGCCCTCGGCAAGATGGATCCAGAAGCCAAGCCGAGTACCCCGGTGTCGAAGTTTGCGCCACCCGAGCCACCCAAGGGCCGCCCCGAGCTCCGAAGTGCAGCCGATGTTTTAGCCGAGCGAAAAGCCCGGCGTGAACTTGAATCCACCGACGAGGAAACGTGAAGCCCAACGCCTCCAGCATCGACAGCGAACGGACCGTGCTCGGCGCCGTCTTGCTGCATCCCAGCAGCCTTGTCGACGTGCTGTCCGTCGTCGACGCGCAGGATTTTTACCACCCGCTGCACCGGAAGGTCTGGGAGGCCATCGTCGACTGCGATGCCAAGCAAACCCCCGTCGACCAGGTGAGTCTTTCGGCCGCGCTGGGATGGCTGCCTGAAGCCCATGACGACATGCTAGCCCGGCTCGCCGCCGACTGCGTGACCGTCGAGAATATCGCGTGGCACGCCGAGCGGGTCAGGGCCAAGGCCGAGCGTCGGCGTCTGGTCGAAAAGCTGTCAGCCCTGACGGCGATGGGTCACGGAGACAGCGACGATGGCGACTTTTTCCAGGCCGTCGACACGTCGCTGATTGCCCTCGGCGACCGCAAAAGCGTCTCGACTGGCGTGGGGATGAAAGCAGCACTCAGGGCATGGACACGGCGGCTCGAGGAGAGCTGGAATCGCGTCAGAGCTGGCACCGTCATCGTCGGCATTCCGACCGGCTTTGCGGACTTCGACGCCATCACTGGCGGCTTGCGACCCGGAAATCAGTATGTCGTCGCCGCGCGGCCAGCCATGGGAAAGACCGCTTGGGCGCTTCAGGTCGCCAAGGTCGCGGCGATGGCAGGTCACCCCGTCAGGATCATCTCGCAGGAGATGCCCGTACACGACCTGGTCGACCGCTTCGTGTCCGAGGTGGGCGACGTCGACAACTCAGTATTGCGCTCGGGCGACCTGCAGCAGCGCGACTGGCTTCGCGTGTCGCGGGCCACCGCCGATCTTGCCGAGCTGCCCATCACGCTCGACGACGAGTCGGTCACGTTCGCCGCCGCTGCAGCCCGAGCTCGCCGATGGCGCGCCAAGCTGCCTGCAGGCTGCAAAGACCCACTGGTCATCTGCGACTACATGCAGCTGTTCCTCGAGCAGGCCGATATCGAATCACGCGAGCGTCAGGTGGCGGCGACGAGCGCGGGCGGCAAGCAGCTTTCCAAGCAGATCGGCGTGGCCGTGCTGCAGCTCGCCCAGCTCAACCGCGACTGCGAAAAGCGTCAGGACAAGCGGCCGATGATGAGCGACCTACGCGAGTCGGGCACCATCGAGCAAGACGCTGACCTCATCGGATTTTTGTATCGAGACCAGGTCTACCACCCGAAGCCCGACAACCCACTGCACGGCACCGCCGAGCTCATCATCGGCAAGAACAGGTTTGGCCCGATGCTCACCTGCTGGATGGATTACGAGGGCAGTCGCACGCGCTTCACGAGCCGCTCGGCTCCTGTCCAGCGTCAGGAATATAGCGAGCCCGCGCGCCACTGGAACGACGGCCGATGAGGCGGATCGATTGCGGCTGCACAGCCTGCACCTCGCGCGACCAGAGCTATGCCGAGTTGCTGTGGGCCGCCAAGCCCAAGGCACCCTGGGCGAAGGCTGAGCCGATCGTTAGGCATGTGCTGCCAGCACCACCTATGCGTGAAACCTCGCCTCAGCGACTGCATCGAATGGCTTACGGCAACACGCTGCCTGTCGTCGAGAAGTGGCTGAAAGGAAAACCATGAGCCGTGTGAATATGTCCTGGGAAGTGCCAAGCATCTTCGCCTCGGTGATGCGCGGCATCGTGCTGAACTTGCGCGGACTGAGGAGAACGCTCCCAAAGGGCCGCAAGGACGGGCGTCGATGGTGCAAGGGTTGCAGCCGGCGGCGCCAGCACCTTCTGCGCAGCGGCTTCGGCGACACGTTCGACCAGGTCGTCGGCTTCCCCGAGCTCAACGCGGACGGCGGCGCGCAGCTCATCGGTGAAGCCGCTCACTTCGACACCAGCCCGAGGCGCTGCAGGTTGGCGGCAACGAGCAGGATGCTTCCACGCCGCGCCGGCTGCCCGGAGAAGATGCGTAGGAGCGTCGTCGGCGTGACCGTCAGCGCCGCGGCCGCACGATTGACGCCCCGGGCTTCAACCAGCCCATTGAGAGCGCGCCGCTCGTTGGTATTCAGTTCGTATCCCATGGGTTTTACGAAACCACGGGCACCCGCGAGCGATGAATCCCCACTCTGGGGGTTGGTGCTAAGTGGGGGTCCTTGCGCGTTCGGCTGCTGCGTCAACGGCTTTGGCGATTTTCTCCACGACCTCACCGACGGTCATCCCGGTCTTTTTTACGGTCAAAGACGGTGGCCAATACCCGAGCAGAATCGCTGTCGCGGCCGACTCGTTGCGGGTTGGCTCGGTCCTGCACCGGCGGCTGCCGAATGACCACAGGCACGGTCCCGATGTCATCTCCAGCAGCATTGAGCAACGCATCTGCTGCGGTTGTCGCCGATTGACTTTCGACGTTCAGGTGATTCAAGTGGGCATCATCGACGAAACCAAGGTCCACGTTGCGGTGTCGACATGAAGCGCGGCCACCTGCTGCTGGTAGTCCGTCATGGCGGGAAGAACTACGAATACTCACTCGATTTTGCGCAGCGCGATGTGCAGATGGCTCTCAAAACCACCATGGCCGCGCTCGCAGACCTGGCAAAGCGAGTTGCCGAGGAGAATCCATCGTGAGCATCGGCCACCAGCTCGAGCGCGCCCAGCTCTATGCCACCGACGAGCACGGGCGGCGCATCCCGAAGCGTCAGGGCAACCTGGCCACCCACTGCCACATCAACCCGACGAAGAGCCACGCGCTGAGCCACCCTGAGCGGGAGAACCCGGCCGAGCTCGAGCAACAGGCGTTGATGTGTGCGCGGCTCACGCCCGAAGAGCAGGCCATCTTCGACATGCAGGCGTTCGGGACGCAGGAAACGGTCGAGCGCGAGATTGACGACCTCGAGCTCGACCAGCACATCGCCGATGGCTGGACTGTCGTGCATCACCACGGTGGCCGCGCGGTGCTCAAGCGCGACTTCATCCACACGGCGACATACGCCGAGATGGCCAAATACCTCGGGCTCACGGAGCGCCAGGTGCACCGCAAGGTGAGCTCGGCGCACGCCAAGATCCGCAAGGCGCGAGAGGGGCTCAGGTGAGCATGCTGCACCGCACTGTCACACGCGTCACAACTGTCACGCCGGCAGACGTTGTCACACGCGTCACATCAACTACGGTGGAGATATGAATAAGCAGCTGATTCGAGGGTACAAGGACCTCAGCAAGTACATCCTCGAGCACCACCACGAGGACATCAGCGAAGCCTCACTGCGACAAGCTTCTCGACGGGGCAAGGACAAACTGCCGGTCACGTGGATGCTTGGACATGCGCGCTTCGAGCCTGCGGTGATAGACGACTGGGTGAAGCGTCAGCGAGCCAAGCCGACACGCACAAAGGTCACAGCTGTCACATCAGCCTAATTGACCAGCAGGGTCGACTCGCGGCCTCCTACGCGCAGGGACTCGGTGCGTGTAGGGCGAGGGTGACCATGCGCAAGGGCACGCTTAAGAGCTCGCACCGCAAGCTACAAGATCTCCAGCGCGCTGCCACAACGACAGCGCACCAACAAGCGCTCGCACGGTCCAGCGACCCCCACTGACCCGGCCAGCACACCCCGGTGGCCTCTAAAAATCTGACGGCCTGGGTCAAGGGTTGCACGAGGCAACACTTTTGACGGCCAACGAAGGTTTCAGGCCGGGCTAGGCCCCAGGAGCTGCAAAATGCCCGAAAATCGTGCCTCGGGCGGTGCTCGGGCGGTGCAGCGTAAACACGCCTCCAGGGCCTCAGCACGCAAGCGTCTCGGTCAGGGCCCCGACGTATCGGCCGCGGAGTTTCGAAAGGCCTGGAAGCGCGGTAAGAAGCCGGTCGACGCGCTGGACGAGTCGATCGAGTTCCTCCGCACCGCACTGCGTGAGGCCGGCGCCGATCTGGTGCTGCCCGCCGAGCAGAAGCGCGAGCAGATCGGCCGGCTAGCTGCAGCTCTCGGCAAGCTCACCGACCCCAAAAAGATGATCGAGGAGCTGGGCGCCGAGCTGCGAGAAGCGCACGCCGCGCTGGAGGCTCTGAAAGATGCCGCACAAGAGTCTCCGCCAGATCCGCAAGGAGCTCCAGCACCTCCAGCACACTGACCGCTTCGTAGACGCGCGGCTCGAGCTGCAGGCCCCAGACGGCGAGTCGCTCCTGGTCGTCGGCGGATGCTGGGACCACTTCACTCATCGCTACGTCGACCGCCCCTGCGCCACGCGGGTGCTCAAGCTCAAGGTGTCGCAGGTCGAAGTCGGTCGTGCGGTCGCCAAGTACATCGCGCAGCGGCTCGCCGGAGATGACAGCAGGGTCGCGCTGATGGAGCTCATCGGCAACCGCGGCGGCGGCAAGACGTTCTTCGGCGCGGTGCTGATGGTGGTCATCGCGCTGGCGCTGCCTGGCAGCTATCAGATCGGCGCCTCGCTGACCTCGAAGCAAAACCGCGAGCTCAAGCAGGGCATCAAGCAGGTCTGCGGCCCGTTTTGGAAGTCGTGGATCTCGAACGACATCAGCGACCCGCGCGACCCGCGCACCGAGTTCGCCACCCGCGGCACGGTGCTGTGGCTCACCGCCAAGAACCCCAAGGCGCTGCGCCAGGCCCTTCTTTCCTTCGAGCACGTCTGCATCAACGAGGGCCAGGACCAGCGCGAGGTGATGTTTACCAACGCGATCTCCGCCATCCGCAACACCGGCGGCATCGTCACGGTGCTGACCAATCCGCCACAGGAAGGCTCCGGCGACTGGGTAGCAATCCTGTATCAGGGGATCGAGGCGGGCAGCCAGGACGGCCTGGCGTTCATCCTGCGGGCCGAAGACAACGACGCGGTCAACCAGCCGACGCGCGGCAAGATCGAGCGGCTGCTGCGTCTCGTGAACCCGGACGCCGCCGATCGCGATGGCCTCGGCCTCATCAGCCTTTCGGGCAACGTCGGCTATCCCGGCTTCACTCGCCGCCTGCGAGTGGTCAACGCCAAGGGCCGCTGGGTTTCTGGCCACGTCGGCGAGCCCATCAACCTCGGCCCCTACGCGTGGGTCGACATCACCAAGCGGCTCACCGCGGAGAAGACGGGCGGCGAGGGATTCGACTATGTCGCCGGCGGCGACTTCCAGACGGAGCCCGGCAGCTGCGCCGGCGTCGGCAAGTTCTTCGAGACGCCAGACGGCATCCTGCTGTGGGTGAAGGAGTTCATCGCCACTAACGGCACGGAAGCCGACCTCACCATGGCGCTGACCATGAAGGGGTACTTTCCTGGCTCAGTCGACTACGACGGCAAGCCCGCGGCGAGCTGCCTCATCATCGGCGACGCCACCGGCGCACGGCAGAACGCCGAGCACAGGAAGCGCGACCCCTACAGCTTCACCCGGCTGCGCGCCGACGGATGGACCGTGCGGCCGCCGGCGCTCTACGGACCGAAGCGCACGCCGTGGAACCCGCTGGTCACTGACTCGCGCAAGCAGATGAAGCTCGCTTTCATCACCGGCGTCATCGTGCTGTCGTCGGCGTGCATCGAGGCGCAAGCGCCGTTCCCATCGCTGGTTGAATCCTTCGCGCGCGCCAAGGTGAACGCCAACGGCAAGTTCGAGAAGCGCGGCCACTACACCCACGGTCCCGACGGCGTCCGCTACATGGCGTGGTGGGGCCTGCCGAAGTCGGTCGCTCCGGTGCCCGAGTCGCCGGCCTTCGACAAGGAGTCCTTCGAGCTGCTCGAGGGCATCAAGCTTTTTTGAGGTGACCCATCGAAGCTCTCGCCGTCTCGCTGATCGCAGCCAATGCGGGAAGCGAGGACAGCCCCTTGTCCGGGGTGTTGCGCGAGCCGCCGATCACCATCGCGCCGGACTTCCAGACCGTCGACGCCATCAAGGGCGTCATTACCACGCTCGACTACGGCCAGTTCATGTATGCGGCCTGGCTCATCGAGCAGATGTGGTGGAACAGCCGGCTCCGCGGCATCACCAACACGCGGATGGATGGCCTGGTCGGCACCCCCATCCGCTGGCAGCCAGGGCGTGAGAACCGAGACGCCCGAGCTGCGGCGCGGGACATCGTCACCGACTGGCCTCTCATCGCGTCGACAGCCACGAGAAAGCAGATCTCGAAGTGGGGTCTCAATCTCGGGGTCTGCTTCGCGCAGATGCATTGGTACAAGGCGTCAGGCACAAGGCGCCAGATTCCGAAACTTGAGACCTACCACCCGCAGTGGGGGTCGTTCGACTGGTCTCTGCGCGCCTACCGAGTCTTCACGCAGAACGCTGGCTGGGTGATCGTGCCGTCGCCAGCGCTCTCGATCCCGGGCGAGCAATGGCAGCCGCCAGATGGCGTCGGTGCGCAGCAGATGGAGCCCGCGGACCGCTGGGTGGTCCACGAGCCTTTTGGTCAGCACAGCTGGCGCGACGGTCTGGTGCACTCAGCGTGGGACCCGTGGTTTGGCCTGACGCTCGCGAACCGCAACATGCACCGCTCGTCGGAGAAAATGGGCCTCGGAATTGCCAAGGTCAAATATCCGAAGTCGGTCGACAAGACGGCGCTCAATCTTCTGATCTCGAAGATGCGGCGACTCGGCCGGGAAGCAGTCATTCCCGTCGAGCAGTACGGACCGAACACCACCGCCGGCGACGATTTGCCGATGGCAAACTATGACGTCGAGCCGTTCGAGTGGACGCAGACCGGCGCCGACATCATCACCCGCGACCGCGAGTCGTGCCTGTCAGATCTGGCGATCTTGTACCTCGGGCACAACACGACCGCCGAGACCAAGGGCGCCAGCGTTGGCGCGAGCGCGCAGGTCGGCAACAATATCCGCGGCGACATCCGCGTAGGCGACTGCTACAGCGAGTTTGCGACGATGTACGGCGGCCCGGTGCGCGCCTGGGCCGAGCGGAACTATGGCGACCCGGGAAACGCGCCGATCCCCATCTACGTCACCGAGGACCCGTCGGAGAACACGGCGGCATCGACGACGCTGTTCAACGTCGCCAACGCCATCGACAAGCTGCGGCAGAGCTGCCCCGGAATCGACTTCGACGAGCTGCTCAACCGCTTCGGTGTGCCGCTGCAGCCAGGCGGATGCAAGTTGCAGCAGCCGCTCGTGCCGCCGGCGCCGAGTGGAGCAGGCAAAACGCCACCAGCAGCGCCCCATAGCGACCCAGAACCAGCCACCGACGGCGAGGAGACGGCATCATGATGCTCGAGCTCTTCGGCGCGCCTTGGCTCATCACCGAGTCCAGCCTCAAGACCATTATCGCGATCGCCTCGCGTGACACGTTCTTCGCCGATGCGCGCAAGCAGGCGCTCGAGGCCCGCGACGGCACGCCGCTCAAGAACGCGAGAAGTGCGTACAAGCGCGGCGCAGTTGCAGTGATTCCCGTCGTCGGCCCGCTCATTCGGCACGCAGACATGTTCAGCGAGATCTCTGGCGCCACCAGCTACGCGGCGCTGCGCAAAGATCTCCAGGTCGCGCTCGACGACTTCAACGTGTCGAGCATCCTGTTCAACGTCGACTCACCCGGCGGCGAGGCCAACGGCTGCTTTGAGCTGGCCGACGCCATCTTTGCCGCACGCAAGGTCAAGCCGGTCCGCGCCTACGTCGGCGGCATGGGCGCCTCGGCTGCCTATGCCATCGCCTGCGCCTGCGAAGACATCACCTGCGCCGCCTCTGCCGAGCTCGGCTCCATCGGCGTGCGGGCGGGCTACCTCGACGCCTCGAAGGCGTACGAGCAGGCGGGCCTCAAAGAGTGGACCTTCGTCAGCTCGCAGTCGCCCTACAAGGCCTTCGACGTCAACGTGGACGACGACCGTGCGCGCCTGCAGGTGGTGCTCGACGACCTTGCCCAGGTCTTCGTCGAGCAGGTCGCACGCAACCGCGACGTCGATGTCGACGACGTCCTCTCAGATTTCGGCAAGGGCGACGTCATGGTCGGCGCCCGAGCCATCGCCGCCGGCCTCGCAGACCAGGTCGGAGACTTCGAAGCGCTCATCGCCGAAATGCAACAGCAGGCCGGCGCCCAACCCACTGACGCGTTCCGCGTCGCAGCCAAGGTGAAACGCATGGCCATCAAAGCCGAGCCCGTGATCCCCGCCCCCACCGCCAGCGTGTCGAATGAGAAGTGCGACGGCTGCGGCAGCAAGATGGCGGGAAACAGCTACTGCCAGTCCTGCTACGACGGGGACGACGACGAGACCGAAGACGACGACGAGGACGCCAAGGCGCTCGGTGTCGACAAGTCCACGTCGCGCGCGGACCGCCGCGGCCGCATGGCCGCGCTGCTCGACTTCGAGCAGAAGGTCCTGGCCACTACCGATCGCACCACGCCGGCCGCAGCCGTCACCCGCATCGTCAACGGCATGGCGGCGCTGGCGGAGCGCGACCAGCTGCGCGCCGCGGAAGAGGAGCGGGCCAAGCAGGCGCTGCACGGCAAGTATGTGGCCGCGCTCAGCGATCCGCGCCTGTCGCTCGTCCACCTGTCGAAGATGGCGCCGGCGTTCATCTCGAGCGCGCCCAACAAGGACAAGGACGGCAAGGCGCTGCCGAGCGACCGCGAGCTGGTGCGGGCCGCCATCGAGGGCCTGGAGTCGCAGACGCAGGCCGGCCTGGTCAGCGCGCTCAGCCTGGCCAAGGCGACGCCGGAGCTCGTGGAGCAGCTCTCCGCGATCGCGGATGCCCAGGGCCCGGCGCCGACCATCAACGAGCAGCCGCCGCTCGACAGCGCCAACCGCAACGCCGTGGTCAGCGCCAGCAAGGCGGAGCTGGCCCGCTTCGGCATCTCCCAGGAGTCGCTCAACAAGTACGCCAACGTGCACTCGGTCGCCGACCTTCCGGCGCAGAAAGGGCAGTAAGCCATGACCGCCTCAACGGACAATCGCGCCTTCACCGGCGACGGCAGCAATCTCGACCGCGGGCGCGTGGCGTCGGCGTGGGCCGGCCCCGTCGCTGCGTCGACGATCCTCAAGACCGGCTGCTTGGCCGGCCAGCTCTACACCGACACCGCCAACCCGCCGGCCCTCGTCGACTACGTCGCGGACGGCTCGATGCGTTGCGTCGGCTTCGTCACGCTCGGCTGCGACAACAGCGCCGGCGTGCTCAACGCCCGCTTCGCGGCGGTCATCTCGGAGACGGGATGCCTCGTCGACAAGAACGCCGGCGGCGGCAACGCCATCGGTCCGGCCGACGTTTTCTCGCCGATCTACGGCGCGGACAACCAGACCTGCTCAAAGCTCCCCGCGGACGGCCCGCTCATCGGCATTCTCACCGGCATCGATCGCCAGACCCTGCAGCCCGTGGTCCTGGTCGATCCGCTGACCGCGATCTGGATGAGCACGCGCCAGGTGATTCCGATCTCGATCCCCCTCGCTGCTCTTCTGGTCGGCGGCGGCATCGCGGCGGCCTACACCCCGAGCTTCCCCGGTCGCATCCTGGCGGTGTCGTACTCCACGACCCTGCCCGGCGCCGGCGCCGGCGCCACGTTCGTCATGTCGGTGAAGATCGCCGGCGTCCCCACCACTGGCGGTCTCGCGACCCTCACGCTCGCCAACCAGACCCAGGGTGCCGAGCTTCAGGGCTCCGCCATCACCGCCCTCAACCGCTTCCAGGGCGGCCAGCAGATCACGCTGGTGAACGCCGCCGGCACCGTGTTCACCGCGGGCCAGGTGCAGGCCAACCTGCTCGTCGGTCCGTAAGCTCTCGCTCCTCCTCGCCTTCGCCTGATGGGTCGCCGGTCCCCTTTCTAGACCGGCTCAGCCTCTCAACCAGCAGCACAGCAACGCGGTCAACGCCGCGGACAGGAGACGCCCATGGCGTTCGCCGGCCCCATCAATGCGCCTCGGGCGCTCGATCCCGTCACCGCAGTCCGCGTCAAGTTCATGGACGCGTACTCGGACATGTTCAAGCAGCCGGCCTACGCCGACTACTTGAAGTTCGTCTACATCGACGACCCCGAGGGCGACCTCATCTACACGATCTACGCCGAGCCGATGATGCCGCTCCGCGCCTGGTACCAGGACCGGCCGATGTCCTCGACGGACTTCCGCTACTGGACCCAGTCCATCCGCCGGTTTGGCGACGGCATGGAGATGGACGTCGACGACCTGAAGGACGACTCCAACCCGGCGAAGCGGAAGATGTACGTGATGAGCGCCGAGAAGCTCGGCGAGGCCGCGGCCGGTCTGTGGCCGTCGCTGGTGGCGGAGGCCATCGTCCGCGGCGTGACGTCGATCTGGCTGCCCGACGGCCAGAAGATCTTCGACAACCACCCGATGTCCATCAAGAAGGCGTCGGTGGGCAACTTCCGCAACTACTACGCCAACAACGTGCAGGGCGGCTCGTCGGCGTTCGCGCTCAACTACGCCAACCTGCTCTTTGCGCTCAAGGCCGGCCTCGCATTCAAGGCTCCGACGGGCCTGGACTACCCGGTGCATTACACCCACCTCGGGGTGCCGCCCGGTCAGGCCAAGTCGGCCGCGCGTCTCGTGCAGTTCGACCGCCTGCCCGGCGTCGAGATCAACGCCGCCAACATCGGCGGCGACGCGGTGAACGAGATCGCCAAGCTGTACAGCCCTGAGGTCTGCGAGATCGCCAACCTTCCGGCCGGCACCTGGTGCCTCATCGACGCCACCACGCCGTCGGAGCGTCCGATCGCGCTCAAGAAGCGCCAGGACGTCACCTGGCAGTTCACCCAGGGCGGCGAAGTCGTCGGCACCTCGCAGGACGAGGGTCTCGTCTCCGAGATGGTGTTCACCAAGAACAAGACCAAGTACGGCCCGAAGGCGCGCGGCGAGGCGTTCTTTCGCAACTGGTGGAGGGTCGCTTTCTTCGACGGCAACGCATCGCCGGTCACCTCCCTCTCCATCATCTCGTAAGCCCAACCGGAACCGGAAAGGACCATCCACATGCAGGGAATTCTTCGCCCGATCCCGACCTACCAGTCGCACAATCTGGCTGGCGTTCGCATCGACACCAACGGTCGCAAGTTCGTTGTCGACGAGGACGCCGCCAAGAAGTTCGACGTCACGCCGCTGTACAACGCGGTCGACAAGAGCGACTTCGGCGACGAGCGCAAGGCGATGCTGCGCCGCGAGATCGAGGGCTCGGTCAAGGCGGGATTCTGCGACGACCCGGCTGGCCCGCTCGTGCTCTCTGACAAGGCCTATGCCTTCGTCAAGGAGCTCAACGGCACGGCTATCATGATCGAGCCGCTCGACGGCGGCGCGGGCCTGGCGGTGGAGCAGCTCGCCCAGAAGGACGAGGAGCTCGCCGCCACCCGCGACGCGCTCGCCCAGAAGGACCTCGAAGCGGCGCAGCTGAAGGCGCGCATCGAGGAACTCGAGGCCGCCAGCGCCGTCAAGGCCAAGAAGTAAGACGTGACCCAGGCCAACCTCATCACTCCGGCGGAACTCCCGCAGTATGGAGCGCCGTCGGAGTGGTTGGCCCAGTTCCAGCCGCGGCCGCTGGCGGTGCAGATCATCACCGGCGGCATTCTTGGCGTCATGTCGTTTCAGTGGAAGCGCCAGGAGCAGGACGACAACACCTGGAGCGCTACCATCATCAGCGAGGCTGGCGCGTCGTCGCAGTTCGACCTGCCTGACCCCGGCTATGGCTCTTTGATTTTCGGCGCTGGCTCTTATTCTCCCACGACCAGCTACGTAGTGGGTTCGACGGGGATCGTGACGCCGGGGATTGGCGCGCTCAACGCGCTGACCGCCACGCGCTTTGATCCGCGCCTGGTTGCATGCACCACTGCCACCAAGAAGGCCTGCACGTGGATGCAGCCACGCATTGTGGGCCCCGTCCTCTCGGTGGGCGAAGACATCAAGGAATGGCTGGCGCACACGGCCATCTTCTCGCTGCTCTCGCGCAACGGCTTCGCTCCGGCGAGTGCCGAAGCGGGAGCCGACGACAACCGCCGCGCCAACGCCGAGAGCGCCAAGCGCGAGCTCAAGGCCATCGGCGCGGCATCCGAGCGGCCCGCCGACTTGGTTGATTCCTCAACTTCACAGCAGGGTGCCGGCCTCAACGCATACCCGCTCGGCGACGACCTCGCAGGATGGTGACCAATGGGTCTTGAAGCATATCAGGGCTCGACGGGCATCTCGAATGACGCCGTCGGTGCTACGCCGGTCCAACTCGGCGCCGGTCCACAGCAGATCATCGCGATCATCCTCACCAACACCACAGGCGCTACGGCCTATGTCCAGTTCTTCGACAAGCTGGCCGCGAACGTCAGCCTTGGCACCGACGTGCCGAAGTTCTTCATCCGGCTGGGCGCGAACCAGCAGCTGGCGATCTTGGGCTGTGAGCCGATCACGCTCGGCGGCTCGGGTGCCAGCATCGCCGGCACAACGGCACCAGGCAATGCCGTCGCCGCGGTCGTCAGTGTGACGGCATTTATGCTGCCGCTCTGATGCCGCTGACTGGCGACTTCGAAAAGCTGCATCGCCTGGTCGATGGCGTCGCCAGCCTGGCTCGCGGCACCGAGAAGCAAAGGCTCACCAGCAAGGTGCGGGGCTCAGTCCGCACGTTGCTCAACGACGAGTTTCGGCGGGGCGTAGGTCCCGACGGCACGCCGTGGAAGAAGACCGTGCGCGGGCTGGCGGCGCTTGTCTCGCGCAAGCTGGCGCAGGCGTGGATGGCGACGCTGCTGCCGAACGGTGTGCGCTTCACCGCAAAGACATCCAGGGACATCCTCGACGCGCACCAACAGGGCGAGACGTTCGCGGCGCGCGCTGTTGCGTCGCATCGGCAGTTCTCCACCTTCGACAAGCTTGGCCGGATGGTCAGGACGAGCCGAGCCCTGAACAAAAAGGGCGAGGCACGCCGCGGCGTGACGCAGACCTATGCGCGGGCCCACCACGTCGGTCCGCGAGTACTTCCGGCGCGCCCAAGCTACCCGACCACCACACTGCCCGATCGCTGGGCCAAGGCTGTCGGTGGTGGCCTGCTCACGATGTTCACCGAGTGGCAGCGGAGGTTCGGGTAGATGCCGTCTCCCAAGTCGCCGCCGACGCTGCTTGGCGACTCGCTGAACACGATGCCGGCGCTGGCCAACTTCGCGCCGGTGCTTGTCGGTGGCAGGAAGAAGCTTAAAACGCGACCTTGTCCGTCGGTGGTGCTGATTCCCATCGAGGGGCCGCACGGTCCTGGTCTCGATGTGATCGCATCGCTCGTCGACGTGGACCTCAAGATGCTGGCGATCATCTGGGCCAAGGACATCGACCAGGCGTGGGATCTGAAGGCCCGGCTGGTCCAGGCCCTCAAGCAGCACGCCATTGGGAACCCGACGGCGCCATTCGCGGCAACCCCGAGTCAGCAAGGTTTTTTCATCACCTACATCAACGAGGAATGGGACCCAATCCCCGACGCTGCGCAGGACGGCGAAGAGGTTGGTGTGGCCTTCACGATCCGCGCGGCCGTCGCGCCAGTTCAACGGCTCGGCGTCGGCCTGGTGGCGGCCACGTCCATCGCCCCGGCAGTCCTGGCGGGCAACGACTACGCGACCCTGCTGCTGGCGCAGCGCACCGCGGCCGGCCTCTTCCCGCGCAACTACTGGACGCTTGACTACGGCACCAAGTGCACGACGGGAAGCGCTGGCTGCATCGATCGCGGCAGTGCTGGACAGGCGCTCATCAACCTCGCAGCGCCGATCGACCAGCAGAGCTTTGTCCCGTCGAGCCTGACCGGCGCCGCGCGAATCCAGGCGGCCGACAGCGGGTCCCTGCGAGTCAACGTCGGCGCAATCAGCTCGACTCCGTTCGCCGTCGAGACCTGGCTCACCGCCTACACGCAGGTCGCTCCGCTGACGGGCATGGTTGGCCTTGGGCAATTCTCGATCGGCCTCGACGCGGCCGGGCACTTCCTGATCTGGGGCGGCTCCTCGGCGATCGTCACCTCGTCGCGCCTCTATGCACCTGGCGCGCGCCACTTCGTGATGGCCCGCTACAACACCAGCGGCACCCTGTGGGATCTGTGGGTCGACGGCACGCTCGTCGGCAGCGCAGTTCACGCTGCGCCAGCAATCAGCGGCGACTTTTTCCAGATCCAAGGCGACGGCAATGACGTCGCGTTTGAGCACCCAGCTTTGACGCTCGGCCTGCCAACGCAGGCGCAGCAAATCGCAACCACCGCGCTCGCCGACCTTCTCTAACGGGAGACCCCACATGAACGAAGTCCAAAGCGCCCCCGGCGCTGACGCCACCGTTGCGCCCGAACCCGCGCACGCGGCCGCCCCGGTCTCCGCTCCTCCGCCAGCTCCGCCCGCGCCCGCCGAAGAAGCGCCAGCGGTCGAGGAGCGCGTCGAACCCACCGTGCGCGACCACGCGGCCCGGCTCGAGCTCGAGCCTTGGCAGATCGCCACCATCGTCGCGCGCATGAACGGCGAGCACGACGCCGATGGCAAGCGGGTCTTCGCCAAGGGCGTCGACCTCAACACGCGCCTCACCGACACCGACTTTGACGCCGCGCTGAAGACCGCGCTGCACGGGAGAATCTAATGTCGCAGGGTCAATCGGTCTGGAGCGTCACCTCCGGCGGCGGGCAGATCCGCGCTACCTCGCAGCAGATCGCGCGCTCCGTTGTGCACCTCGACGTGTCTCCGCTCGGCACGCCCAACACGCTGATCCCCATCGGCGACCCGTCGGGCATCAAGGCCCTTCTCGACTCGGGGCGCCTCGCCGAGGTCTGTGCGTTCACCGCGCGGCAGGGCCAGAGCAAGTATGCGATGCCGGTCAACCCGTCGGTCGCAGGCGCGCTCGGGCCCGTCGTACAGTCGGGCGCCGGCGTTGGCGTCGTCACGCCCTCCTTCGTCCCGCACAAGGGCATCCAGCTCCTGTGTACCATCGGCGGCATCCTCGGGACCTCGTTCGTCCGCGCCTCGCTCGATGGCGGCGTGACCTACGGCCCAGCGTTTGCCACCGCCGCCTCGGTGCGTATCCCCGGCACCTATTGCACGCTATCGTTCGGCGCTGCCACCTACGTCGCCACCAAGACGTGGAACCTCGGCATCGACGGCACGATCACCCCCGGCTCCGGCTGGGCCGGCGTCATCACGCAGGTGTCGAGCCCGATAGACGACTACGAGATCGTGGTCACGGTCAACAAGACCGGTGCCCTCGGCGCGGCCGTCATCCAGGTCTCCCTCGACAACGGCAACGGCATCTTCATCTCGTCGGCCCTGGTGCCAGTGAGCGGCATCGTGGTGCTCCCCGGCACCGGCGTTATCCTCACGCTCTCGGGCGCGTCGTTCTCCCAGGGCGACACCTACACCTTCCTGGTGGTCGGGCCGACGTTCAACACCACCGACCTCAACAACGCTCTCACCGCGCTGCGCGCCAACCCGACGGTGGCGGCGACGCTCCTCCACGTCTCGGCCATGCCGAGCTCGGCCGCCGGTGCCTTCTCGGCCGCCGCAACGCTCGACGCCGCGGTCGCCGGCGCCTTCGCCACCACCGGCTACGACTGGAGCGCTGCGTGCGACTGCCCCTCGAAGACGGGCGGCATGCGCATCACGTCGGCCATCACCAGCCGCAAGCACCTGCGGCCGCTCTCGTGGATGGCCGTCGAGATCTACTGCCGCACGGACCCAAGGCAGGAGCTCGCAGCCGTCGAGGTCGGGCCGCTCAAGGCCTTCTGGCCGGCGGGGCAGCAGACGATCGCAGGCCCCGGCGACATGGTGGTCCCGTCGTCGGTGGCGATCTATGACACCGCCGACACCGACGCCGTGATCTTGGCGGCGCGCGGCGGCGACCTCTCCGGGCGCACCTCGGTGTTCGTCGGTGGACGCGACGAGCGTCTGCAGCCGGGCCTCGACGATGTGCAAATCAACACCGCCACGACCTACGGCGGCGGCGGGTCCATCGCCGCGTACCTCACGATCACCGCCGGCGTGTCGGGCTGGAAGAACCTCACCAGCAATGCGGCCTTCGCTGACGCCGGCGCGGTCCGCGCGCTGAACGTCTTCATCGCGGCGCTCCGGCCGGCCGTGCAGCAGCTCATGGGCCAGCGGCCGCAGGTCAACGGGGACGGCACGATCTCCGAGATCGACGCCACCGGGTACGACACCGCGCTCGACGGCGTCGCCAAGCGGACCATGGGCTTGGTGGCGGGTGGCGCCTTCTCCCGGCCGCAGTGCTCGTTCGCGAATGCGCAGGTGCTGCGCAGCTCGCAGCTCGGCCAGAACCCAAAGCGACTGGACGTCGCCTACAACCTCCAGTCGCTCGGCGAGGTCACCAACATCGCCAACGCCGTGTCGCTCAGCGGCGTGCTCTCGCTCGCCATCCAGTAACCCCAAGAAAACCAGCAACAGCGACGGGGCCCCGGTCCCGTGAGGAGCCCCCATGCCTTACACCATCGGCGGCCAGGAATACCAGCACGCGCTGGTCGACCTGCAGGCCGTGAGCACCGGCGCGCCCTACAAGTTCTCGAAGTTCAAGGCGGTCAAGTTCAAGGACGCCGCCAAAAAGTCGGCGGTCACCGACTCGCAGGGGCAGATCGTCAGCTACACCATCGGCAAGCAGGAAACCGATGCGTCGATCAAGATGCTGACGAGCGAGTGGTTCAACTGGCGCGACTGGTTGCTGCAGCAGGCGGCTATCATCACCGCCCAGAACCAGGGCAACAAGATCGGCTATGGCCAGGTCGCCAGCGATCTCACCGTGCAGTTCGGCAACACGCTGGTCTCGCTGAAGAAGCGCAAGCTCCTCGGCGTCATGGTCAACGAGGAGGCGATGGAGTCCGACGACAACCAGTCGGCGCTCGAGATCGAGGTCCCCCTCTTCCTCCTCGCCGTCACCGACGAAAACGGCAACCGCCTCATCGAATACCGGAAGCAGGGGTAAGCGATGGAGATCCTCGTCGTCAAGCCCACGGAGGCAGAGCTCGCCGTGCTGTTGTCCGAGCACGCGCATCGCTTTCCTCAAAAGGCCCACTTCGTCATGCCCAGCGAGGGCGGCGAGGTGGACCTGCCGGTGCTGCTCGGCAATCCCACGGGCGCGTGCAAGATGCCCGAAGGGGCCTACGTCTCGGACGCGTGGGACACGACGATCTCGACGATGTTCAAACCGCTGGCCGACGCCGACAGCGACGTCTTCCCGCTGGTGGCCGACAGCATCCTGTGGCCGGCCCCGGCGGTGTGGAACTCGTGGTGCCAGCGTTGGGCGGCGCTGCCCAACGTGGTCTATAAGGCCCTCCGAGAGAAGGTCGGCGCCGACCTTTCGGCCATCGCGATGCCGCCGAAGTCGGAGACCGCGTCGGCGCCGGTTGTCGTCGCCCTCTCCCGTGGGCGATCCAACACTTGGCGGCGCATTGCCGTAGGTGGTCGCAAGTTCGACCTGGTATTGCAGCCGCCAGACTCGGGCCTTTGGCGCCTGTTCTGCGACGCCATCAAGAAGCGCGACGCCAAGGTCTCCCAGCTCGTCCGTGACCTGGCGCAGTCCTGCCTCGTCGTGGCCGTCGAGGGGGAAGAGACGCGCAGCGCCGACGACCTCTTTGGGCCCTTTCCGGGGGCATCAACCGTCATCGCGCTGGCCGTATCGACCCTGGCGGGGGTGGCCTCGAGGTACGAACTGGGGGAATGGTAAGCGCGTATCGGCGCGCGCGCCTCAATCCCCTCTCTATCGCCGAAGCTGTATTGAGTTTGCTGCCGATTGAAAACCCGTCCGAGCGGCAACAGGTCGGGGCTCTCGCCGTCGGTGAATTCCTCGTCAACATCAACCGCTTCGTCGGGGGTAAATAATGGCCCTTGACTTCGTAATGAATATTGCGGGCAACTGGGTCGACGGTCTCGAAAAGGGAAACCGCAAGCTCGAGGACACCGAGAAGAAGAGCCACGAGGCCGGCGAAGCGGTCAAGTTCTTCGAGACCGAGCTGGGCAAGGTGCGCGCGGGCGCCGCCAGTCTCGACTTCGGCGCACTGGTCGAGGGCGGCCATTTCTTCCAGTTCGACCTGGCTGAGGGCGCCCTCATCGCCTTCGAGGCCATCAAGAAAGTCGCCGAGGTCATCGTCGAGGCCGGCAAAGCCGCGCTCGAGCTGGGCGGCGAGTTCGTCAAGGCGAGCGCCGCGGCCGAGGATCTCGATCTGGCGGTCAAACTGACCGTCGGCGACGAAGGCCAAGAGCAGGTCAACAAGCTGGCCGAGTCCTTCAAGGGGACGCAGTTCAACGAGAAGTTCATCAAGTCGGCGCTGCTACCCATCCTCGAAGAGTCGGGGATGAAGAACGCCGACCAGTGGGATAACTTGGTCACCGCCGCCACCGACGTGGCGACGCGAAAGAACACCGGCCAGGCGGGCGCCGTCGAGGCGCTGCAGGCCCTGCGCAGCATCGACCTGCGACCCGAGAAGATCGGCGGGTCGCTGAAGGCGCTCGGCATCCATAGCGACGCGTTCTACAAGGACCTCGCCGACCTCAACCACATGACCGTCGAGGCGCAGAAGAAGGCGCTGAAGACCGGCCACGCGGACTCGGGGCAGCTCCTGTCGGTGGCGCTCCACCAGATCGCGTCGCGCAACAAAAGCGGCAAGCTCGGCGGCGCGACCAACGAGGGCGCGGACACGCTCGGCTCGCAGCTCAAGCGCCTGAGCCAGCTCAAAGAGAATCTCTTCGAGGGTCTCGCCGACTCGCCGGGCATGCATGCCGTCTCGGGCTTCGTGAAGAACTTCGTCGACGTCCTGGGCGAAGAAGCGCCTGCGCTCATCCAGCAGATCGGCGGCATCTTCGAGGATGTCTTCGGCGCCATGTCCGGCCCCGAAGGCATGGAGAAGATGCGCGAGATGGTCCGCTCGGTTGGGGCGTCCGTGGTCACCTTCATCCACGACTTCCGCGACGCATGGCCGAGCATCAAAGAGGGTGCCGTCGAGGTCTGGGAGGTCGCCAAGGGCATCGCAGCGACGTTGCTGGCGATGGTCCGCTACATCAAAGAGTCGACCACCAGCGCGCTCGACCTCGGGCACTCGCTCGCTGGCGTCGCGGACTTTCTCGGCGGCAAGTCGACCGACAAATACGACCGGCCGCGCGCCCAGTTTGGAGATCGACCTGGCGGGGCCGGCGAGGCCATGTCCCCGCTGCAAGAGCTGTTCGAGAGCCACATCCCGAAGTTTGCCGACGGCGGCGTGGTCGACTCGCCCACCGTCGCGCTCGTCGGCGAGGCTGGGCCCGAGGCCATCGTGCCGCTCGGCGCTGGTGGCGGAAAGACGCTCTCCGACTTCGAGAAGTCGTCGGACTCGTCGAGCAGCAACAGCGCGCGGCCGTCCCTCACCGTCAATTTCGGCGACCTGTACTTCGCGCCGGGCACGACGGCGGAGGACGCACGGGAAGCAGCGCGCGCGTTCCGCGTCGAGCTCGAAAAGGCAGTAGCTGAAGTTGCGGCAAACCTGGGGGTTTCATGAGCGACGATACGTTCGGCCCGAAGATCTTCCCGCCGCTCGGTCCCTACGGCTCGGGCGGGGCGATCGAGGCCACCGGGTGGGATCGCGCCATGATCGCCGGCCAGGTCGTCCCTGGTCAGTCGCGCATCACCAACGGCGGCATCCTCATCAAGATCCAAAAGAAGTCGAAGGATGGCGCCAACGGGGCCAACCCGACGCTGCATGGGCTCGACCCGCAGCCCATCGATATGGAGATCACCACCCACAGCAACGACGAGCGTGAGGCGCTCGCGAGCATGGTGGCCGGCCTGGTGCCCAAGATCACCAAGAACAAGAAGCTCGACCCGAAGCCGGTGTCCTTCGATCACCCGTCGGTGCGTCACCTCGGCATCGGCACCGTGCTGCTCATCAAGGTGGGCGCTTTCATCGTGGTGTCGCCGAACGTGGCCAAGCTCGCGATCGGCCTCATCCACTGGATGCCCGCAACCGACGGCGCCACTACTGGCCAGTTCACGGCACCCAAGCGCACCATCGACAACGAGCGCAAGGGCACCAACAAGAAGCCGACTGAGCAGCCAGGCTTCGGTGGCCCGCCGGCTGGCCTGAAGCAAGTCGGGCAGATCGGCGGCTGATGTCGCTCATCAAGTGTGGCACTTCCGACGTGCTCACCGGGCACATCCACATGCCGAGCCGCGGCCCCTGGTTCGCCGAGCTAGATCTCGACACAGACACAGCGCCCAGCGGTAAGGTCAACCTCGCCTCGGATGGTGGCCTGAGCATCAAGGGCACCGTCGTAAAGCCTGGCGCGGACCGGCGCGGCATCATGCACACCCGCATGGTCGGCGGCGCTGGCGGCCTCGCTGTGCTCGTTGGCGCAGCGTCCTACGCGAACGCGCTCCTGAGCGACCCGCTCAACGCGATCATGTCCGCCTCGGGTGAGTCGCTCTCCTCGACGATTTCGACGTCCATCACCAGCATCATCCTGCCGTTCTGGTCGCATCTCGTGCAGTCGGCGCGAGCCGCGCTCGACCTCTTGGTCTCTGCCGCCGCCAGGGCGCTTGGCCTCGCGCTGACGTGGCGGATGCTGAGCGATGGCACGGTCTGGATCGGCCAGGAGACCTGGCCGTCGCAGGCAATGGCAGCCGGCGCCGACCTGGTGCGCCAGTTTCCCTCCGCCGGCCGCTACGAGCTCGGCGTGCAAACCCTTTCGCTTCTGCCCGGCGTGAACCTTGCCAGCGTTGGCAACGTGGGCGCGGTCGACCACTGGGTCGCAGACTCCAATCTAGAGAGCTGGGCATGGCTGGCCTAGTCGACCTGTGGACCGCGGTCATCCGCGCGGCGCTGAAGCTGCCGGTAGACCCTGGCGAGCCGCCCGACCTCATGCGACTGGGCCTCTATGAGGCGCGCGTTGACGTCTGCGCGACTGACGGCAGCACGCTCGACGTCACCCCCAACGACAAGCGCCTTCCGCCCGCCAAGGGCGTGAAGCTCAAGGCTGGTATCCCTGGCGCCGTGGCCACCGTCCAGGCTGGCGCTGTCGTGCTGCTGGGCTGGGAGCGCGGCGATCCGGGCAGCCCCTACTGCGTGCCCTGCTGGAGCTCGGGCGCCACCGTGGTCAAGCTGGTGCTCAACGCCCAGGCGATCTATCTCGGCGGCGAGTCGGGCGCCGACAAGATCTGCCGCAAGAGCGACTTTGATAGCCACACGCATGCTGCCGGCACGCTATCCGCTCCAGGCGGCGGCGGCGCGGTCACCGGTGCAACGGCAGGCGCTGTGGCTATCACCGGCACCTCGATCACGCAGGCCAAGTAGATGCCGACCGACTACGGCACAGACGTCCTCGGCCTCGACGACATTGACGACCCAGAGACCGTCGTTTCGGGCGAGCTCAACCTGGCCTACGCGCTGGCGCGGCGCCTCATCACGCCTACCGGCGCCATGCTGGAGATCGGCGACACCGCGCCCTACGACAGCATCGACATCCGGCTGTGGATGGGCGCGCGCTTCAGCCTGCTCGACCGCACCATGCTGGACGACCTGCAGATGCAGGCGCGCCAGGTCCTAACCCAAGACGAGCGTGTGGCCAGCATCACCGTGCTGGCCACCTTCGCCAGCGGCACCCTGAGCGTTGCCGTCCAGGGCTTCGGCGCTGAAGGTCCGTTCTCTTTCATCGTCGCCACCAACGGCGTCACCGCGCAGTTTCTTCGAGGTCCCTGATGGCGTCGACGCCGCAATTCGCCGACCTCCTGACTGTCCCGTCGCAGGATGACGTCCTGAACCAGGAGGTCCTGCCCGAGCTGACGAAGCGTAACGTGCGCCTCACCGACTGGACTGTCGGTGCCATCTATCGCGCGTTCGCCTATGTCGTCTCGCTGATGCGCGTGAATGTGCGCCTCGCCATCGCGACCATCATGGCGGCCGGCTTCGAGGACTATGTCTTCGGTTTCGCCACGCCACCGCCGAATGCCGATGGCACGATTGCCGACCTGACCGGCTGGGCGCCGCTGGTGGCCAAGCAGCGCTACGGCATCGACCAGATCAAGGCCAGCTACACCCGACGCACGATCACGCTCACCAACGCGTCGGTGTCGTCGTACGGGCCGCTGCAGCCCGGGCCGATCCTCATGATTCAGTTCCCGTCGGGGAATCGCTACATCCTCGACCAGGTGCTGACGATCCCGGC